AATTGTTATTTAAACTAGATAAACCGCTACAAACAAAGAAAATAATAATCGACAAGAATACAATACTTGAGCTCAGGTGTATGACATCTGAAGGACTATCGGTACAAGATGTGATACCTCCATCAATTCATCCCGACACTGGCAAACAATACGAATGGCGTGGAGACTACAATAACCTAGTCGAGTTACCTGACTCAATTAAAACTTGGTGGCTGGAGTTAATCGGTGCCGAACAACAAGATGTTGAAAAGAGTAAGGTTGATACATCTTGGGCTGAGATAGATAAGATGTTAAGTGTGATACCTGCTGATATTAGTAGAGAACAATGGTTAAGTGTTGCTATGGGGATACACCATTTTGATTATTTATCTTCTGAGAAACTGGGGTATTCTAAGTTCCTCAGTTGGAGTAAAACGGGAGGGGATAGTTTCAAAGATGAACGAGATATTAAGACGACTTGGAACAGTATCAAAGTCTCAGCCAATGGTATCGGTGTGGGTAGTTTATTTAATATTGCCTATGAGTATGGATATGTTAAAGACAAGAAACACCTATTCACAGGTGTGGATAACACTGTTGATAACTCGGTGGATAAGTCTGTTGATAACCCTGCAGATATCATTACAGAATTGAGACTTAAAGAGCCTGATTTAGACTTAAATTTATTGCCTGATATTGTGAGACAATATGCCAGTGAACTATCAAGCACGATAGGTGCTGACCCTCTGGGCTCGGCGTTTGCAATGATTGTGGCAATTAGCGGACTAGTGGACGGACGGAGTAGGCTACACATAGTTGACGGGTTTGAAGTTCCTCCATTATTATGGTGTATGACTATTGGCGACCCGTCTTGCAAGAAGAGCCCAGCCACAAAGCCCATATTCACGGTATTTAAAGAGATAGAGCGTGAAGATAAAGCGGAGTATGCTAAACAACGAATGGTGTGGGAAGGTAAAGAAATAGCGTTTAACGAGCAGAAGAAAGACTACTTAGAAGCGTGTAAACAAGGATTACTGGCAAATGATGCCGTTAGTAAACCACCCGAGTCAATAGAACCACCGCCTGTACCACTGAGGCTCACAGTGGGCGATATTACATCCCAACAGTTAGTTAGACACTGTGCCCTCAGACCACAAGGAACACTGTGCTATCTAGACGAGATGGTGTCTTGGGTGGATAAAATTGTGGATAAAAATAGCAAGGAAGATAGAGCTGCATGGCTCATGGGTTATAATTCAGACCAGTATGAACTCGATAGAGTCGGTAGTGGTAGTACTTACTGTGAAAATATAGCAGTCTCTCTATTCGGCACGATTCAACCTCGAGTCTTAACTAACTCGATTGATAAACTCAGCAAAGACGGTATAATGCAACGGTTCATACCGATAATCCTGAGACGGAAGTTCAACGCAGTGGGCGACCCAATCCCGAAAGAGATGAGTGTTAAACCCCAGTGGGATAACACGGCTAGGATAGTCCATACACTGAATGCTATTACATATCGATTATCGACTGAGGCTTATAAAGTATTTAGAGAATTTCAGGAATGGATTCATCAATACAAGGAGCAAAATGTTGATAATTTCAGTGGTAATGCCATGACAACTATAGGTAAACTCGAGGGTGTGGTCGGTAGGTTGAGTTTAGTCTTCCATTTAATCGAACAACCACACTCAAGTGAGGTAAATGCTGATATTGTAAATCGAGTTGTAGATGTTGTGAAAACTTTAATAATACCCTCTTATCTTTATGTCTTCAACGAGACATCGGGTGCAACGAGTGAGAATCTCAAAGTTTGGCTAACCGAGCACATCTTAATTCAATCTCTAAACCACACTAGCATATCACTAAGGGACATAAAACGCTCAAGCGTTAAACTACTTAAGAAGATTGGTGTAACCAAGGATTATGAGAAGTCTGAGCTGATTTTAGATGCCATGTTGGAATTAGATGCTCACAACTGGGTTACTCTTGTTAGCGAGACTAGGACTACTGCGGTTTGGAGTATTAGTAGTAAACTGTCAACAATGTTCCAAAAGCAAAGAGACGAAATTGTGCTAAGAAAACAAGCAGAGCTCAACATTATGCAAAAGAAAGTCAAGGTTAAAAAGAAATTTGATGGATATGATGAAGCATTAAATCGCTCATTCAAAATGAAAATTCACAGATAAAAAAACCCACAATTAAGCGGGTTTTGGGGGTGTCAGAGTTAAGACAATGCATAACTTTACTAAGGAATAATAACAAATGACACAGAACCAACAACAATTCTGAATATCATAACTTTGACACCTAAAAACCCGCAATCAAGCGGGTGTGTAAGGTAAGGAACAATATGGCAAGTTTCGAGTCACAGTGTCCTTTATTTGCACTTCCCTCGAAACTTCTAAAAGAAACCACAAGGCTCCTCACCTAAAAACCCGCAATTAAGCGGGTGTGTGTGTGTAAGGTGAGTTGTTCAGATAGCCATGGCAAACCTCATCTCAACTCAGGTGTCATTATACACTAAGTTTGTTTAGAATGTGCTTGAATTATCGAAATTCTGCGTTTTATATAGTCTGCGTCGTCAACCTCCAATCGACCATCATACTGAAAATCGACATAAGCATTCGCATATATCAGGTCTGCCATTTCCTCATTGGTTTCGATAAGGACTGCGTTACTTTCTCGAATCAGGTTGTATAGTGTTCTAATGTTAGTGAGCTCTTCTTCTGTAAATATTATTTTCATTACTCATCATCCCATTCAATATAATCCCAAGAAACTGACTGCACCTCAAAATCTAAAGTCGGTGTGCTAACATGTATTTCTAAAAGTATCGATTTCGCAATATCATCGGTTGTGCTTATATGCAAGTTAATATCGTCTTCTTTGTCATTATGTTCTACTATGATACTTTCAAGTTCTTCTTTTGTAAATGTTAGTTTCATTTTATTTCTCCTTGTTTCAGTTTTTTCGAAATCCTATAGTTTACATCTTCTGGACAATCAACATAAATTCGCTCTTCTGTTGTATCGATGTATGCTTCTATGTAGATATCTAGCTCCATTTCATTATTCGTTTTAACATGTAAACTCTTAACCTCTTCTTCTAAGTTATGTAGTTTTCTAATGTTAGTGAGTTCTTCTTGTGTAAATATTACTTCCATTTTATTTCCCCTTGTTTCAGTTTTAATCTCATACTCTTTAACTTATCTGTAGGACAAGCATCAAAAAACACACGAGGTGTAGTAATCCGTATCATCACTTCCATATTTTTCTTAACATCCTTGTTTGTTTTAAAGTGAAGACCTTCGTCTTCTTCGCTTAAGTTATGTAATATGCGTATTGTAGTAAGTTCTTCTTTTGTAAATTTCAATTTCATTTCGGTTACCACAGTTCTTTAGATTGCTGTTCAAATGTCATTTTGTTTAACTCTATAACTCGTTCTTCTCCAGCGTCGAGTGCTTCTTGTGCTGTGATGTAAAATCCTTCAGATTTTATGCCGTGAAACCCACCAGCATCGCTGAATCCCTGAAGAATAAAATACCAGGTTATGTTCTCAGGTTCGTCAATATTAACAACACGATATATATTATCTAGTTCATATTCGAATTTATCTGAAGCTCGTTCTAATTCTTGCTTATCATTCTTACTCAAGATGTCATCGACTGATTGAATATCGAAACAAACATTGAGTCCACTAACATACGCTTCTATGATTATCTCGTTTCGCATTTCCTCATTTGTTCTAATGTGGTATCCTTCGTCCTTTTCTTCAATGTTATGTGCTCTTCTGATTCTCGTAAGCTCTTCGTCTGTAAATGTTACATTCATTTTATTTCTCCTTGTTTGTTATATGACCTCAATTGTAAACATTCGTCCTTAATGGACAAGGTATATTGTCTTGAAAGACTTATGAATGGCACACCGTCTATGTTCTCTAGTTGCGATAAAACCCACGAGTTATTAACCTTATGTCTATGCTTAGGAAAGTATGCTTTTTTAACCCGTGCTGTCAAATCGCTTAAAGTTTCTTCTGTTATGTGCATCTTATTACTCCTTAGTTGTGCCAAGATTGGCACCCGAAAACCCCGAATTAACGGGGTTTGTTAGGTAAGACATCAACCAGTTTAAATAATCCCAGCTTTGGACAAATTAGTAATCAAATCAATTTTTTCTTTCAAAAACAACCTAGCTTTTTCCTCAGTTTCAAATACCAAGAATCTATGAAACTCAAAAGTACAATATACCTTTAGCTTATTGTTGATTGTTTGAATGAACCATTTGTCGTCAGTAGTCGACCAGTCGGGCTCCCAACCTTCGTTATAAATCGGTAATATTTGTGATGCCTCGCAAAATGCAGCCATTCCTTTCGCTTGTTCCTCAGAATACACAATACCGAATCGGTTCTCGTTGCTCGCTTGACCTACTTTTGATATTTCATTAAGACCGCTATGAAGATAAAACCCAGTGATTTTGTCAGGTAACTCCAGCGTGTCTTTCAGATAACTCTTATTTAACTCATCTACTATAATATCATAGTATGTATTATATATCTCTTTAACCTTATCCAAGTTAGTGTTATAATAACCTAACCTTGATTTAGCACTAATAGACTGGGACATCCATCGCTTTATCAAATTTCCTGTAACTCTGCCTTTACTTTCTATCAAATGTAATGTATCTATTGGTGGCATATTTATATCCACAAACACATAACACACATTCTCATAGTCGTTCATCACAAATTTAAATTCTTTCATTTTATTTCTCCATTGTTATTTTTTTATTATACGCCGTCGAACAAATCAGGCTGATACTTTCATTTATTGTTCATTCTATAGCACTTATTCTGTGCTCCTCGTTTCGCGTCTTTAAAAGTCTTATAGTGTTTCATATATCCAAAGTGCACACCATTTTTAAGAATCTCAACCTGCCAACCCACATGAAAATGCACAGGCTCACCTTGCATGAAGACCCTTTGTTCTTTAACACGCACTTTGTGTTTTTTGAATAATTTACAGACATATGCTTGGCACACGCCGTGCATATCTGCAATCACATGTTGATACAGTTTACTTTCTCGACCGTCTCTCAAAATCGCTTTTACTTTTTCTGATACTTCTTTTTTATTTTTCATCTAATCTCCTTAAATTAACTTTTATAGTATTACCGTCTAGGTCTTCCCAAACGAGGTGGGTTTGACCTTCTTTTCTGGCGTTCTTTATTCCTCTCAAGTCATATTCAATGTCGTGCATATGCGGTTGTGTCCACACAAGGTAGTCTTTACCTTCAAGTATGGCTTTCTCTAACTCCGCATCTAACTGGTTGTTGATGGCTTTCACTAATGCTTGCGTTGATGTTTCTTGTAAAAATTCGAGATTATTTTTGTTTCTCATTGTTTCTCATTGTTTATCCTTTTGTTAAGTATGCCAAAATTGACACCTCTAAACCCGCAATTAAGCGGGTGTAAGAGTTCGATATTTAACGCTGTGTTAGAGTTTAGATAAAACCCAACCCAATGTAAAGGAAATGCAAATCGTAACGGCATAGAGTCGATATGGGGTTAATCTTTGTCTCAGGGTTAGGCGTCTTTTATTCCATTTGGTTACTCGTATGCCGTGATAATAAGTCATCTTTTCCCGCCTCTTGGCCATATCATATAACTTTGCACCAAAACTCCGGTTTTGAGTCGTATTCTCAATGCAGGGACATATATCATTTTAATATTACAGTATGTCTCTGCTGCTTCCACAGTGTCGAACTCTTGCCAATCTTTTAATATCGTGTCAACCATTAAATAATTCGGCATAGGTGCTATATGCAATTGGGCTATCTTCTCATACAACGCCAACAAGGCTTCATCTGTGAATCTTTCTTGTAGCACTGAAATGCTAGTCCTCACGCTTTTTAAGAATTCGTCGGGTGGTACTCTCTTTAGTTTTGTTATCATTTTATTTCCCCTTGCTCTACTTTAGTTACCAGAAAAACCCTTTGTCCGTAAGAATCATGCGTTTTCTTGAACAGTTCAATACCTCTCCGTTCTGCCGCTTCCTCAGTATCAAAATATTCTGTCTCTATGAAGTGTGATTTGTATGCAATCTCATACTGTAATTTATATTTTTTAGTAGTCATTTTAAATCCCCCTTTAAAATCTTTGGACTACTACAATACCGCTATTATCTTTTAAAACAGTAGTGAAGTCTTCTAGGTCGTCGTCTTCGTCTAGTTCGTCGTAATCCTTTTTTGCTTCTTGTATGCTTTCGTACTCATCCCACTGCTCTAATATTTCAATCTTAGTAAGCACTGTATCATCTGTGAAGTTGTAAAAATGCTCGTACATTTTTTTTAATCCCTTTTTGGTGTATACACCCCCTGTTTCGTCTTCACTATCCATAAAGTCTATGAATTCTTGTTCTGTTAATCCCATCTGTACCATTGTATTACTCCTTAGTTGTTATTATGCCGTTACTGGTATCACGAAACCCGCAATTAAGCGGGTTGGTTACGGGTGATTAAGTGTTATATCATAACTCTAGATTGTAGCAGTATTCACTATCTCTAACCCCGACTTCTATCGTCTGATACACATCATCAACAAAGCCAGTTAAGTAATAGTGGTATTCTGAGTAATGATTGCCTTGTTCTGGATACTCGCGGGCGTGGTCGTCTTTCATTTCAAAACACTTGTACGCATCCCCAATTTGCAATACTTTAAAGTCTTTTGTTGTGTCGTCGAATACTTCCATTTTGTATATTTTCTTGTTTTTCATTTTCTTTATTCTCCTTAGTTATAAAAGCGAAACATAATCATAATCAACCCATACTCCCGGCTCATTTTCCTCTTTATCTTCCTCTACATATTCATCACACTCATCACCGGTGCCCTGTATCAACCAAACCCAGTCCCCGCCTTCGCCTACTTGTTTATATACATCAAACAACTCAAAATTTCCCATTAGTTTATCTCCTTAGTTATGCCATTATTGGCACCCTTAAACCCTCAGTAAAGAGGGTTGTTTGGGTCGTGTGGTGATAATTAGTAACTAGAAGTGGAAACGCCTTGATTTAGATAAAACATCCGCCAAATCGTCAAATTCGGGCTTGTGGAGTACATGCAAATACTCAAATTTACCGCTTTTGCACATGTACGACGGCATGTACATATAAACAACGCCTTTGACTTGATAGTTCGAACTATCGCCTGCCCAAACCTCTTTACAACACAAGTCATAATCTGTGCTCAGTGCTTCGTCTCCTTGAAATAACACCGTGTCTATCTCGTGGTCTTCTACATTAAAACTAGCGTGAGACAACATATCATGCATATCTAAAGTAGTGATTTTATAACCATCTTTAACAACTACATTCCACTCCCAAGTTATGTCTTTTATTAGTTTGCTTGTTTCTGGCAATTGTTTATAAAAATCCCTAACTTGAGTATGATACGATAACAAAGTATCATAGACTTTTGGCGTGTTTCTAATCATCATTTGAATACTCCTTAGTAGTCTCTAACTACAACAATATCAGTATCACCTTTTAAGACAGTAGTGTTGTCTTCTAAGTCCTCATCATCAAGCAAATAATCCTTCTCTGCTGCTTCTATGTTGTCGTACTCTGTCCACTCACAGCATATCGCGATGGTGTCCATTTCAACATCACCGTCTAAATCCTCCAAATAGTCGAATAATAGCTCTAATCCTTCATCTGTAAATGTATTAGCATATGTGTCCATTTCACGCATTACTCTTTTAAAGTCCCATACGTTCATTGTTAATTTAATCATTTTAAATCTCCTTAGTTGTTGTGCCAAGAGTGGCACCCAAAAGCCCCGAATTAACGGGGTTGATGGTTGGATTATGTGTTATTGGCTATAACTCTAGACTGATATAATCTTATACTCGGGCTTTGGACATTCGACGTATTCTATATCGTCGTCTTCTTGACATTCTTTACATCTAGCCATACATCCAACTATTAGTATTTGCCAAAACGTACACCCTTCGCATTTTCGGATTAGTTGATATTGGGGCTCAGGGTCGTATTCTTGACAAGTATCTATATCTCCTTCTGCAACGATAACCCATCCATCATTAATTAAATTCATTAATCTATATTCATTTTTCATTATTTATCCTTAGTTGTTGCCGTTATTGGCACCCGAAAACCCCGAATTAACGGGGTTGGTTATTAGGTTGGTGTTTTGTATTACCCAAACATTAAAGCGTTATTTATCCATTGCTCTACTTCGTCGAATGTGAAAGACTTATATCGCAAATGCTCGCGTGAATTATAGAATTTGAATATGTCTATTAATAATTCAGGGTTGCACTCTACGGCGTCCATATTTCTAAATCTATAAATGAATTCGTCTTGTGTTATTTCACTAAAACAAATTGAGTCTGTACCTCGTTTTTCTGTTAATTTAATCCATCTATCATAAGCCTTGCGAATATGCACAATAATCCCATAGTGAGTCAATGGCTTGCCTAAAACCACCATAGTTTTACTGTATACGCCTTGCTTATAAAACACCTCTTTGCCGAAAGCCTCAGGCGAAACAAACATACTAACGCCGTGCTTGTTATCCCAAATCTTGGGATTATGTTTAGCCCAAACACTAAAATCACACTCTAGATATCTATCTAACGCGTATTTCCACTTACAAGAATTATAAAACTTGCCTTTGTAAGCCTGTTTTAACTCGGGTATGTCATCAGCTACTATACTAATCAGCCCAGCAAAGCATCCAGCATCGCTGCACATGTGGTCGGGTTTTAAAAAACTACCTATGTTTACCTCATCCGCTTTTATGCTTGCAGGTAATGCCTCAAGGGCTTCTACAAATGTTTTAAAATTGTTTGTGTTCATCTTTATATCTCCTTAGTTGTTTAGTTGTTTAGTTGTTGTAACAGTGTTTTGTTTGCTGTTGTGTGCCATTATACACAGTAATTTGTGCTTGTCAAGCATTTATTACAATTAATTTAATTAGTCGTGTTTCGCGTTAATGTATTTAGTCGTATTATGTATTAATGTCATTTACGACTTTACTTGATTTACGACTATTTGAGTCGCCACCCAAACTGGCATCTAGGTGTTTGACTATGTGGGGTATGAGTTTGCGGGCAAACTGTCATCTTCATTTCTGCTTTTTTTAGTGCCCCTGTAGCCAGTCTGTAGCCCTTGGTATCAGCGGGCTGTAGAGGGGAGGGCGAAAAATTGGCATCTCGCGTTAGAGGATTTGAGGGTAGATTTTCAAATCGTATAAAAAACATACAAATCTAATATAAATACATCTATCTCGCGCGAGTAGCCAATTTGAGAGCCGACGCTCTGTATCCCTTGCTATGACTGGGCTGTAGCCTGTCATCTCGCGTGCGAGTAGCCAGTTTGAAATCATATCGCCCACAACCCGCGCTACAACTGGGCTGTAGCTGGCTTCTAGAGCTCGTACACCTAGAAGCCAGTTTGCCAGTCGTAAATCACATTAACGCGATATACGACGATTGTTTCACATTAATTATGTTTCACGGTGTTCCACGACTGTTTCGCATTAATGTGATTTACGACGATTAAAACACATTAACGCGAAATACGACGATTAACACGCGTTAATGTGATTTACGACTGTTTGAATACACGCAGACGCACATATCTATATATCCATATGTATAGCAAACACGGATGAGTTTTGCGGTTTTTGTTGCGTTATTTGGACGGGGGGACGCCCCCAATTGCTCGCGGGTTCGGTGTTGAGGAGGTTGCGCAATAAAAAATAAAAATTTGAAATTTTCAAACCATCCTTATTTCACTTTATCGCCTAAAAGTAAAATAAGAAAACCAGTATTTCACTTTATCGCCTAAAAGTGAAATAAGACAACAACCCTGATATAATAAAAGAATGAGCATTGCCAAAGAAATAGAGGAGTTGAGAAACTACAACACCCGCACCGAACCAATACACCTAACTGGTCTACCTATAGACAAGATACCCCCTGACACCCCTAATTATCTAACCGATAGAACTTACTATGACATATTAGACGGCTTGGCGTGCGGCATACCCGTTACTAAGACCTTAGGGTCTATTGGTTGTGAACCTGTTATATACGGTCGCATCCTAACTTGGTTTTATGCCGACGAGGATAGAAAGAAAAAATACCTAAACGCTCGAGCAATTGGTGCAGAGATACTCGCTGATGAAATGCTACAGATTGCCGACGGCGATATAGATATTTCTAATCCCATACCTGAAGAAATAGCCCGTCAAAAACTTAAAATTGACACAAGGCGTTTTCTAATTAGTGTAAATAACAGAGCACGCTTCGGTACTGAGTCTAAGGTGGAGGTAAAAGTCGACTTAGTCAAAGCACTCGAGGCAGCAAACGACCGCATAACTAAATTACCAGAATATGCTGTTATAGAGGGGGAAGTTACTAGTGAGTAATAATGCAGAACAAGAGCTTTTTACGCGGGTTCTTTCTTTCAAGTACGACCCTGTTGGGTTCGTGTTCTTTGCGTTTCCTTGGCGTAAGGTGGGTACACCGTTGGAAAAATTTGACGCACCTAGAGACTGGCAGTTGATTGAGTTGATTAAGATACGGAACTATGTACGGGCGAACAGAGACGCCGAGTTGAACGGAGATGAGTTGAATGTACTGTATATGTCCATCTGTTCGGGTCGTGGGATTGGAAAGAGTGCGTTTTTAGCAATGGTTAATTACTGGGTTTTATCGTGTTGGTTAGGAGCTACTGCCATTGTAACTGCTAACACTGAGACTCAACTTAGAACAAGAACCATGGCAGAGATAGGTAAGTGGCACGGTATGGCAATTAATGGACACTGGTATGATAAGACGGCACTCTCTATTAAACCCAATAAAGACTTTAAGGATATGTTACGGACTCAACTGCAGATTGATTCAGGGTATTACTACTGTGAAGCACAAAACTGGTCTAAAGATAAGCCCGACGCCTTCGCGGGGGTGCATTCTCAGGTTGGGTTGCTGTTATCCTTTGATGAAGCGTCGGGTATTGATGATAGTATTTATAATGTAACTGAGGGGTTTTTTACAGATTTAAGTCCGCTGAGGATTTGGATATTAATATCTAATGGTCGTAAGAATACTGGGTCGTTTTTTGAAGCGTTTCATGCCAATAAAAAGTACTGGACAAACACTAATATCGACAGTCGTACGGTTGACGGGATTGACAAAAAAACTTACCATAGGATAGTAGACCAAAATGGAGAAGACCATGATGTTACTCGGGTTGAAGTCAGGGGTCTGTTTCCATTAACAGGGGATTTCTCTTTCATTAACCACGAGTTGGCTGAGGACGCTTATACTCGGGAAATGGTACACGGAAATAAAAATAACGAGCCTCTGTTAATGGGTGTTGATGTTGCACGCCATGGTGCGGACAATTCAGTATTTGCATTTAGACAAGGAAGGGATGCAAGAACTATTCGCTCCAAAAAGTATCAAATTCGAGATATTATGGTATTGGCAGACCTCATTGCATCAGATATAGTTAAATATAACATCACTAAATGTTTTATCGATGGTGATGGTGTAGGTGGCGGTGTTGTAGATAGATTGAATCAGATGGGGTTTAAAAGAAAAGTAATTGAAATAAAGAACGCCTCCACCCCAAACAAACCCCATATTTATGCGAATAAGCGTGCTGAGATGTGGGGAGATATGAGAGACTGGTTGGAGACTGGATATATCAATGGAGGTATTAGGTCTGAACTCACATGTCTTAATTCGACTACTTCATCTGAGAGATTTCACGGAAGGATATTACTGGAGTCTAAAGAGGCGTTGAAGAAAAGAGGAATTAATAGTCCTGATGAGGCTGACGCACTCGCGTTCACTTTTGCTCGAAAGGTTGCGGGTGGTGATATTAGAGGTGGTAGGAAAATTAGGGTAATAAACAATACACACTCTCTCAGAGGACGAGGTATAATGCAGTCTTGACACTTGGGTAAACGGTGTTTGATTTTCTAGTCCTTTATCAAACGGTCTGAGTGTCATCAAATTAAAAGAGAGGGTGTTTACTATGATGATGGCGTTTTACTATGCACTTGCTAGCATGGCAGTCCAGTATGTAATGGCACCCGACCCAACAAACAACACAGGGGCTTACGATGCAGCGGCTGCAGAGGCTAAACGAAATGCAGAGAAAAGAGAACTTAAGAACAAAAGAAACCGAGCGGGGCAACTACAGACGGTAGGTGCTGGGCTAAACGGAGTTTCTGATATACTAGGATAGGAGCGAGTTATGAGCTGGGGAAGATGGTTAACAGGGGCTTTTAAACCAAGCCAATTTAGAAAGGCATTTAGCGGGTTGAGGTCTAAACCACAGGTGGTACCTCAATATGATTATGAGGCGGATAGAGTTGCAAAACTGAAAGCAGACAGGAAGCGAAAAAACAGGAGAAACAGTAAGGGTCGTGCTCAGACTCAAGGTGTTGGGCTAGGTGCTGTTAGTAACATTCTGGGTGGTTGACGATGAGTGAAACGGTTGACGCCATATTAAGGCAATTCGAGTATAACAAAAGCAAACGCACAAACTGGGAGTCTCAGTGGAGTGAGGTGGCTGACTACTTCCTGCCCAATCAGTCTGGTAATTGGTCGTTGGACGGTATGATTGACGAGTTGACTACGGGACAAAAGAAAGGCGAGCTGATTTACAACTCTAAGCCTGTTTTGGACTTAGCTATGTTTGTTGGTATAGCCGACGGTTTATTGACTCCGGTTAATAAGAAATGGCATACTTTAAAACCAAAAGACAAAAGCCTTCTAAAAGATAAAAGAGTAATGGACTGGTATTACGAAGTCAACGAGGTGTTATTCGACTATAGATATAATCCCGGTAGCAACTTCGCTGAGCAAAATAACATGCGGTGGGAGCAAATGGGGGCGTACGGTACTGGATTGTTATTTATTGACTATGACAAGACGGAGATACTACGATATAAATGTATCAACTTGAAAAATGTAACACTTGGGCAGAACCACCAAGGTATTGTTGATAGGGTAGACCGTGTCCTACATCTATCTTTACTTGATATAATTTCGAAATTCGGCAAGAGTGGTTTACCTGATACCCTACTTATTGGACTAGATGATGTAGCGTCTGCAAACAAGAAATTAATGGTACTACATTCAGTAATGCCAGCTAAAGAAAAGGAAGGATATTCGAGTTATTATATTCTGATTAAAGATAGAGTGTTATTAAGTGAGGGTATATACGCAACTTTCCCGTATTCAGTGAGTCGTTATAACACTTCCCCTGATGAGGTTTTCGGTAGAGGATTGGCAATGCAGTGTATGTCGGATGTACTCAATCTAAACAAATATCAGAATGATATTAATCTGGCGTTAGACGGTAGTATCAAACCAACGGTTTTGACACAAGATGATAGTATTGCAGATAACGGTGTCATTGACATGGCTCCTAATAGCGTCATCGTTGGTGGACTTGACCACAACGGCAATCCTAAGATGGTACCGTTTAGGGACGGTGTTAGAGTTGATTGGGTTGCAGCAGAGATTGACAGACTTGAGTCTAGAATAGATGAGACATTCCTAATCACATTGTTTCAAATAATGATTGAGAATCCAAGGATGACCGCATATGAAGTGATGACTAGGGCTCAGGAAAAGAGTATGCTGTTAACTCCGTTGTTAGTAAGGCAACAAAACCAATCACTCAACCCTTTGATTAAAAGAGAGTTGTCTATTTTGTACGAGGCGGGTTTACTTCCTGATATGCCTGTGGAAGTTGAGAATATATTTAATGTTACTTTTCAAAGTCCTGTTAATGATATGCAGGATTCAGAATCACTCTCTAATATAAATAAGGTCATGCAGACAATACTGCCTTTAATTCAGAATAACCCTGACGCACTTAATATCGTGGATTTACACAAATTAGTGAAAATGGCATTCATAGACGGTAACATACCTAGCACAATACTTAAGAGCGATAAACAGGTTGAACAAGAGACTGAAGCCCGAGCAAAACAAGAACAGGAGGCGAATTTTGCAGAACAAGCTGTTAATACTTCAGAAGTTCTGAAGAACTTAAAAGGAGTAGAAAATGTCTAAACGATTAACATTACTGGAAAAAAAGGTATTATATAACAAGGTATTCAATACAGATGATGGGAAAGCCGTGTTTGACGACTTAATGGCAATCTGTGGGGTAGATACGGTAAGTGCTGATTTGGGGAACACGAACATTACTTACTATAACGAAGGTGCTAGAGCAGTTGGACTAAAGATTAAAAAGATTATAAACCAAAAGGAGATGGACGATGTTAGAATCAAACAATGAAACACCGTGGTATGGAGATGTAAGTGCTGAGACAAGAAGCGATATTGAAGCCAACAAGTGGACTGGAGTTGGGGATGTTATTACTGCTTATAGCGAGTTAAAGAATAAAGGTAGTGATTTTAAAATACCGGACGGTAAGAATACCGACGAGATGAGAAAATTCTATAATAAATTAGGTCGTCCTGAAACACCGGATGGTTATAAATTTGAGATGTCTGACTACGACCAAGAGAGTTCATACAGTGGTTTTAAAGAGGCTGCGTTTAAAAACGGACTTACTTCTGCACAGGCTGAGGGATTGTATGGGGACACCGACGCTTTTCTAAAAGACGAGTTTGATAAAAGAACTCAGACAATGGAAAGAATGAAGGAGAATAGCCTGAAGGAGCTAAAGCAAGAGTGGGGTAAAGACTATGAGGATAAAATGAGTTCTGCTAGAAATGCATTTAAAAACATGGGGCTTGATGAGCAGGTGGCAGAAGAAGTCGGTAAGATTGTCGGTTTGACTAATACTGTGAAACTGTTTGACGCTTTGGCTAATAGTACAAAAGAACACTCCTTTGTGGGCGACGGCGGAGCGGTTGGTGCAACAAAGGAAGCACTCACAGATGAGTTATATAACATTCGAAATAATCCTGATTATTTAGTCGAAGGTAAAAACAAACTTTTGATTAAACGCTCGAGTGAGATTCATAAAATGCTATACCCTGATAAATAAACCCTGTGGTATAATTGTTTAAGTTAAAGGGCTAATTAATTTAATTAACTAGGAGTTAGAAAATGAGTGCTAATATGACAACGGCCTTTAACATGGAAACAACAGGTCTCGTAGAGTTACTGTTGCAACAGAAGGGTTCTATACTTAGACAACACATTGTTACAAAATCAATGCAGGGTCGTGATTCAACTGTAATTAACCAACTCGGTAAAGTAACCGCTACTGAGAAAACGAGCTTTGCTCCCGAAACAACCTACGGTAATATCCAATATTTTGTAAGACATTGTCATCCCAAGTCTTTTGACCATGCAGAACTGATAGACAGAACCTATAATCTTCAAACTTTAGTAGAGCCTACTAATGAATATATAATGGCTATTGCCTATGCAATCGGTCGTAAAGTAGATGATGAAATTATTCGTGCTGCTTTACAACCTGCTATGACAGGTCGAGACGGTACCACTGCAGTTGCTCTACCTGCTGCCCAAAAGATTGCACACGGTAACTCAGGGCTAACGCTGGCTAAGCTGGAAGAAGTCAACTACAAGTTTAGCAAGGCAGATGTTGACTTAGACCGTGAAGAAGTTCGGATGTTTATAGACCCTCAACAAACTAGAGACTTGCTTAATGTTCTCGAAGTAAAGAGTGCAGATTATAATCAGGTGCAACCTCTAATGTCGGGCAAGGTTGTTTACTTTATGGGTATTAAGTTTATACCTACTAACCGTTTAACTAAGGCTGGTAGAATTCGCTCGTGTGCTGCTTTCGTATCAGGAGGTATCGTATTAGGGGACTGGGAAGACTTATATCTTTCAGTAAACACAGAAACCACTAGAAGTCATGCCAAGAGTATTTACGGCGAGAAGACCTACGGTGCGACCAGAACTCAAGAAGAAAAAGTAATTGAAATTGCTTGTCAAGAACCAGCATAGTAAAAGGAGAAAGAAATGACGAAAGAGAATACTAAAAATGAAGGTAGTAATGGATTAGAAGTTAACAAACTATCAGAAAGTCAGAAAGCTATTATCGATAAGGCAGACGCTAAGGCTCATGCAGACGCTATGGCTGCTATCGCTGAGGCACAGGCTGCAGAAGATAATGCTAAGTTGAATGCTGCAATTAAAGAGCAAGACGATAATGCTGATTTGAATAACTTCAAATTGACAAGAAACATGAAGGCTACTCAAACCCAACCCCGCGGGAATCCAATTAGAAATGAACATGGTTGTAAACCGACTGCTTTTGTGGATTCGTTTAACGGGACTATTAAGAACGGCGAGTTTTTAAGAATAGGTTATATATACGAGGGTGCTATTGTTTTAAATATTCAACTGTGGTTTAAAGGTAAAACTAAACCTGCCTTTATAGTTGGTAATATGTCAGATTATTCGCTTTATATGGATTGTTTAGACGGTAAAAACAAAGCCTCTTTGCAAGAAGACGGTAACTTTGATGCAGTTGGCTATACTATACCGATTAGCGACAAGGATATAATTGTTAGATTCGGTTCTGATTTTAGCGGTATCGTTAAGACGATTATTACAGTTAGTATGTAGGTATGACCAAACTGGAGATTTGCAATCTCAGCCTCGATAGGTTAGCAATAGAACCTATAAAAGAGGATGATTTTACTAAGACTGCAACTGGAAAGTTGTGTAGTAGGACATTCGACCATGCTCTACAGGCTAGTTTGTATGCTTACGATTGGGGTTTTAGCATTAACACTATAGTTGCGTCTACAAACCCGACATCTTCACAGATACTGAGTACATACGATGGTAAAAAAAGTCATGTTTCTCTCAGCACTGCCGGTTTTAACTGCATTCGGGTCTTGTCTTGCGATAAAGACTATGTGGTAGAGGGTGGAAATATAACCTTCGACGGTAGTGATAATACTAAGATTACTTATATCAAAGACATTACAGATACTGGAGTACTATCAGTTGGTTTTGTTGAGGTTTTAATCGTATATGTTGCATATCTGCTAAGTATGAAACTTACTCAGTCAGACGGTACAGTCAGTGAGCTTATGGATGAGTATAAAATGCTTGAGACCAAGGCGAGAGTATTAAACCAAAGGGAGCGTAATAATACACTTGCTGTGAAAAGGAGTTAATGTGAGAATTAATTTAAAATCCTTTAACGGTGGTTTCATATCGAGAGAAGCTGAGGCTAGAACAGACATAAACTCATACCCGAAAAGCTGTAGGGAAGTGTATAACATGATTCCTAATATTGTTGGTACTGTACATAAACGGGTAGGTACTAAATATATTGGGGGGGTTGCTGGCACTGGAGACAACACCAAAACAAGACTGATAACTTTAGTTGTAGCCGATGTGCTGTCTTATATTTTGGAGTTATCACATAGAACACTAAGAATCAGGTACTCAACTGGAGAATACTTGACTGTCCCCAACTCGACTGATATTTACGAAGTTGCCACTCCTTGGACATCAGACCAACTAGGTGGGTTGAAAGCAGCACACAAGGTTGACGCACTGTTTGTTATTCATCCTGAAGTCCCACCGCAACGACTATTTAGAGCAGGTATAACTAACTGGACTGTAACGGCAATACCTTTTAATTGGGGAGAAGGCGTAAGCACACCTTGGAGTCCTTCACAGGGATACCCAAGTGTTACGGTATTTTATGAAAACCGCTTGTGGTTAGCCGCTAGTCGTCAATTTCCTCAAAAGATGTGGGTAAGTTCAACTGGGGACTATTTCGACATGAATACAGGAGATGCAGACGATGATGCTTTCGATAGGGAGATTGCAGGCGACGGTTTAAATGCCATAGTTTGGATGGCAGCTGCAAGGGACTTAGTGGTTGGTACAATAAAAGAAGAGTTTGTTATATCCTCGTCTAATGGTAAAGCCCTTAGTAACACAAACATAGCAATTAGAAACCAAACGGCATACGGTTCTAAGAGAATAAAACCCCTTGTTATCGATAAATCGGTATTGTTTGTGGATGGTTCAGGGGATAAGATTAGAGAATTCAATTATACATTTGCGGATGACAGTTTCTCAGCCAAAGACTTGTCTATACTAAGCCCTTTGGATAACGAGTACATTAAAGATATTGTTTTTCAACAAGACCCTGATAGGATTATTTGGGTGTTAACTGAATCAGGGAAACTCTTCGGTCTTACTTTTGATAAGGTGCAGGAGGTCATAGCATGGCATAAACACGACATTGGGGGTAAGATAGAATCAATTTGTGTGATACCTGGTAAAAAATCGAGTGATGTTTTATTTCTTAATGTAACAAGGAACGGTAAGAGTTCCATCGAGGTTTTAAGGAAAGGTAAGGCACTGGGTAGAGTTAATGATAACACTTTAGAAACTTACTACATTGACAGTTGGAAGTCTGAGGCATATAGTCGGCTTAATAGTTCAGGCGGTATTAAAATAACAGGTGTTGGTAGATTGGCTAATCAAACTGTTACTGTCATCAGAGCCGTTAGCACTATATACATCGCAGTTATTGGTAATTACACAGTTAGTGCAGAAGGTACCATAACTATACCTGAATATACACACTATGACCTACAAAGTGTGATTGTGGGAGTCCCGTATTCATGTAAACTCACAACCGTACCACTGGAGTTAAATAATCCGGGTAACGCTACTGTCGGTTCGAAGGTTCAACTGATAAGTGCCAACTTTAAGTTATCTAGAACCCAAAAGGATTTACACTATCTGGCAGGAGATACATGGTCAAGATATGACTTTAATTTAGGTACAGAGTTACACATTAGCAGGTGGACAGGGGATTTAAAATTACTTGGTTCTGTAACAGAGGATACCGTAATATCAGTCGGGTCTGCAGAACCATACGCGATGGGTATTTCTGCAATATCAATCGTCTTTAAAATATCGGAGTCTAGGAAATGATAAATTCAGGAACAAATAATTATGCTGGCTACCTTGGTATGGTAGGCGATATAATGAATGCTGAGTCTGCAGGTAGTCAAGACGAAATCAATGCACAACTGCAAATCCGCAAAGGTATTAAGACTGCCAGACAAGTGAGGAAAGAGGGGGCTAAGAGTGTTGCTAAGATGAGAACGGCTGTTGCAAAAAGTGGTTTTCAGACCACAGGGTCGGTACTTGACGCTATAATAGATAGAGCAGGAGATGTAGAAGAAGATGCACAGAACCTAATAGTACAAAGTAAGATTAACGCAGACGCGTACAATGACAGGGCTAGAAATGCTAAATACCAACAATACATGTCAATCTTTTCATCATTTATGGGAGCATATGGCGGATGAGTGGAATTTTCGAAGATAGAAGTCGAGTTAAGGGTGCTGGTTCGGATATAGTAAGACGAAAACTTGACACTTCAGGACAAGACAAACTAACCAAAACAATTAAGGATAATTTCGTCAAGACTGAAACTAATTCACTGGAACGAGACATTCTACTGAGTAAGCCAGATTTGGCAAAGAAGATAAGAGTATATCAGAATGAGACTGATATTAACGACCCTGAGTATGTAGACGGTTATACTAATATTGTAGAGGAACATTATAGCGCCTTTCAAGCACAATCTAAGGTTGCTAATGAATTCTTGAGAAGACAAGAAATGGCGGTCAAAGATAGTTATCAGACTGCAGGTGTTAACTATCAAATAAAAGGGTTGATGAGAGAGGATAACGAGCGTATTCGAACCTATCTCAATGAAACAATGAATACCACAATGGCTAGTGGTGCGTTACCGTTTAATGCTGTTGAGGATATGAATAGGATTATAGACCTCAGCCTTAACATACCAAACGAACTGAAAGGGGCGCTTAAGAAAAACGCAACTAATGATATTCTAACTACAGAGATTCAAACAAGTATTAGAAACGATGACGATGTAGAGGGTATAAAGAAAAAGTTGAAAACTTACAAGAAGTATATCGACCCTCAGAAATACAAGACGCTTCATAAACAGATAAAAATATCAGAGCAACAGAACGAAAGGGCGCTGGCGAGACTGAACACCAGAGTGATTAAAGGATTTGCCAAAGACTTAACGGGATATACCAATTGTGTTACGACCAACAACTGCTCTCCTGAGACTGCAAACCTAAGAGAGAACATAAAGGAGAGTGGCATAGATGATGAATCAAAGAATGCTTTAATTGAGAGGTTTGACGACATTAACGAATTATCTGAAATATTCACAGAAATAAGTAACGATGTAATGGGTTCTTATAAGTCTGTGGAATCATACATCAGCAAAAACCCTGATAATGACTCGAATAATTTACGAAGAAACAACATACTTAGAACTTATTACAATGACAAAAGAATGGAGTTTAAGAAAGACCCTGTTCAATTCGTGATTGATAACAACGATGAAGTTAAAGAACTGGTCGACCAGCTCGATGATACGGAGAATCAACAGGCTCTTCAGAGTGAGATTAGGGAGACAATTAGTTCCGCTATTGGAATGCATAGTAATAGAATGTTAACTAATGCTGAAATTGACGATATATCGACTACAGATGACTATAAAGAACAACTGGCTAAGATAAAGCAAGTGATTAGCGAAAAAGGTAAAACCGTAGTTGACGAATTGATTGAGAGGAAAGCAGTAACCAAAGACATTAAGGCAATAGGTAACATTAGTGATATACCTGTTCAGCACAGAGTTATGGAACTCATACGAGATGAGAAAGAAATAAAGCAACTATACGCTAACACACCGAACAGTTTTGATAGAACGGCAAGTATTCTCAAGGGTAAGAGTTACTACACGGATTTTATAGAAGCATCATATATCAAAACAGACGCTCCAGATGAAGTAAATTCAATAACAAAGTTGACTATATTACAGGCAATGAGAGACGGGGATTTTTCAGTAGAAAACCTAGAGAGTAACTTCAATACACTAATGGGTGATGCACAGGTGGTCGACAAGGTGATTGTCTCTAGAGATATACCCGAAAGCCTAGCAAAAGAGAGGCTGACTAATGTCAAAGATTCTGAATTTTTATATAGGGTGCTTAAGTCAAAAGACACTGACTTTAGAGGTAGGATAATCTCGATTGGTGCTCCTGATGGGATAGATGTAATATCTAGACTTGCAGACGAAGTCGAGAGTGGGGATATAGAAATCGCCGTAGAACAAGGAGATGTGGTTTTCACAAAGGGCGGGAAGTTAGTGCGTGATGACGCGGGTAATTTACTTAGAATACCTTTTGATAAGTTCAATCCTATAGAGAAGTCTGTAGATAAAGAGTTATTTATGAAGAACCCTCATTATATGAATTATCAGGTTCTAGACGCTTTAAGGAAGTTATGAGTTTACTCGACTCAAAAATACCGGATTATGGTGATAGTGTAACCTTTGCGGATATTGGCGTCGGTAATTTCACGCTTGCAAAGCAGGCGTTCAGTCAGTATAACCTAACCACCGGCATTCAACGAGAAGGCGAAAAGGGTATCTATAACATCATTTCTCGTTTCAAAGGAACAGACCTAAATAACGAAGAGATTAAAGCATATGTGGGCGAAAGAAACTCTAATCTAAAAACTGAAGGTTTAGATAGTATATCCAAGAAAGCACTCGACTTAATGATTGAGGATAAGAAAGAGGAAGAGAAACTAATCCAATATTCTCAGTATCGCAAGAAGGGTTTACTCTCAGACATTTCATTATATGGTGCGAGTTTCCTTGGTCAGATGATAGACCCAATCTCGGTGTTTACAGGTGTTGGTATAGAAGCTGCAGCTGCTAAGA